TTGGCATGAAAATCGTGAAGTGGTTGGAAAAGCTGAACAATTAGCATTTAGTTTGCAATCAATATTAGTTCAGTTGCAATACTGCGAGGGTGATTCCACATGAACCCAGGTAAATTAGATAAACGTCTTATATTTCAAGTGAAGGACGAGGATGCAAAGAGCCCAGACGGCGATCCAATAGATGGCTATAAAGATTTCTTTACTGTATGGGGCTCTTTTATTTTTTTAAAGGGAAGAAAATACTTTGAAGCAGCCTCAGCTAATAGTGAGGTCCAGGGTGAAACAGAGATCCGATTTCGCACAGATGTGAATGCTGATATGAAAATTAAGTATAAGAACACGATTTATGACATTGTTTCAGTTATTCCGACTGAAAAACACACGTTATCGATCATGTGGAAGCGTGGTGGAATGAATGGCTGATGGTGTAGATTTATTAGGGTTTGATCGTTTGATGTCTGAATTAGAGCAAATGGGCCTACGTGGAGAAAAGATTGAAGATAAAGCCCTTGCAGCAGGTGGTGAGCAAATTAGAAAAGCCATTGCAGAAAGAAGTGAACCTAGAAGTTCCAGTCCTAAGAAACCATCGAAAAGTGAACCTTGGCGTACAGGTCAACATTTGCTTGATAATATACGAGTTACAAAGGCACGAATGGAAGATGGCGTAAAAACTATCAAGGTTGGAATAGATAAAGCAGATCGTTCGCCGTATTTCTATGGGAAATTCTTAGAATGGGGCACGTCTAAAATGCCGGCACAACCATTTATAGAACCAGGATTTCATTCTTCAAAAGAAGCAGCAATTCGTGCTATGACAGATATTTTGAAGAATGAAATGAGGCTGAATATATGATAAATTTACGTCCCGAAATTGTGCAGGCTCTTGAAAATAATCAGGAACTTGTTTCTTTATTGGGAGGAAAACGCGTTTATTATCGTAAAGCAAAAAATGCTGAAGAGTTTCCAAGGATTACATTTTTTGAATTAAACAATAGTCCAGATGGCTTTGCGGATAATGAGGAAAGCGAAAGTGAAATCACATTTCAAATCGATATTTGGTCAAAGGGTAGTACAACAGCAATTCATCAAAAAGTGAATGAAGTCATGAAAAGTATTGGTTTCTCGCGTTATGCGGTTGCTGATTTATATGAAGAGGATACACAAATTTTTCATTACGCGATGCGATTCACGAAAGGAGTGGAGTTATAAATGGCTGGAGAAATTATTAAAATTAGTTCGACTGTCGGTGTAGATAGCCTTGTTTACGCTAAATTATTGAAAGATGATGCAGCAGGTGTTAACTACGATACAGTAAAGGAAATGGAAGGTGCTGTAAAGATTAAAACATCTAAAAAAGTAGCTTCTGAGATTATGTGGAGCGATAACAAAAAGTCCGAAATTGCTGAGTCTGACGGAGAAGTAGAAGTAGAAATCGAACTTCGTAGTATTTCGCTATCAACGAAAGCAGACATTGAAGGGTATCCAGAAGTTAAAGACGGTGTATTGGACGAAAGACGCGAAGGTGAAAAGCCGTATTTAGCAATCGGATGGCGATTCTTAAAAGCGAATGGGAAATATCGATATGTTTGGTTACTAAAAGGTAAGCTTTCACAAGAAGAGGAAGAAGGCGAAACAAAAAAAGATAAACCAAACTTCCAGACTACAAAACTGAAAGGCTCGTTCATTGAACGTGACTTTGATGATAGACCGAAATTTACGGCCGATGCTGATGAACCTACATTTACAAAAGCTATCGGAGATAACTGGTTTAAGAAGGTATATGAAAAAACGGTTACGCAACCACCAGCAGGAAAATAAGAGGGAGCAAAAGCTCTCTCTTTTTTATTAACGAGGAGGAATACATGATGAAATTAACTTTACGAATTAATGGAGAAAATCAAATTTTTAATATGCCAGGGTTTATCCCGGCACGTCTTATACGCCAAGCTCCTGAGCTTGCTGAAATTCCAAACAATCCAGGTCCAGAAGATATGGATAAAATGGTTCAATTTGTAGTGAAAGTGTATGACGCCCAATTTACATTAGATCAATATTGGGATGGTGTGGATGCGCGTAAATTCTTATCGACAACTTCAGATGTAATTAATGCAATTATTAATGAAACTGTGGAAGCAGCTGGTGGCAATTCTGAATCTGGAGAAGAAGAAAACCCAAACGCGTAGAGGGAGGAGGGCTGACGTTCACTGAGTTTATGGACGAGCTCTACCTCTCTTTATTACGTCAGGGTTATAAACACCATCATATCGATAACGAAATGGATATTTGGCATTATTTAAGACTGAATCGAAAGCAACGTGAACAAGATCATTCAAATGTTGAAGGTAAGAATTCGAATGAAATTGAAGTTCCGGCAGAAAACATTATCTAACGAGGGGGTGAGACATTGGCAAATGAAATGAACAATCTGGTAGTTAGACTTTCCCTTGATAATGTGAATTTCCGTCAAGGTATAGCAAATTCAGGACGTGCAGTCAGGACACTGCAGAACGAGTTGAAATCCGTAAGTACAGGGATGGGCGGTTTCGCAAGTGCTAGTCAACAAACACAAGTGAAAATGGATACGCTAAGTAGACTCATTGACGCGCAAAAAGAGAAAGTTAAAGCGTTACGGCAAGCATATGATCAAAATAAGGCTAAATTAGGTGAGAATGATGCAGCAACCCAGCGATATGCTTCGCAGGTCAATAAGGCAGTTGCTGATTTAAATAGATTTGAAAATGAATTAAAGCAAGTAAATAAGCAAGCTGAACAAAAAGGGATGGATAAGTTAAATAACTCTTTAAAATCCCTACAGGCTGAATTTCAGTCTATTACAACAGGCATGGGCGGTTTTTCCAATGCAACGGAACAAACACGAGCTAAAGTTGATGTTTTATCTCGTACGGTAGATAAACAAAAAGAAAAAATTAGGGAACTTCAACAATCCTATAATCGAGCCAAGACAGAAGAAGGGGAAGCAAGTCAGTCAGCGCAACGATATGCCGAGCAAATCCACCGAGCGACAAGTGAATTAAATCGATTTGAAACACAATTACAACAGGCGAACCGGGAATTGGAACAGCAGGGAAATCGACTTCTACATTTCGGGAATCGAATGGAGTCATTGGGTAATCATTTGCAAAATGCCGGCATACAGATTGGTATGGTATTTGGTGGTATGACGTATGCGATTGGTCGAGGTCTAAAATCGGCTGTGGAAGAATCTATGAATTTTGAACAACAAATGGCTAACGTGAAAGCTGTTTCGGGTTCTACTGGAGAAGAAATGAAGAAGTTAAGCGAACTATCAGTGGAAATGGGAGAGAAAACAAAATTCTCATCTGTGGAAGCTGGTAAAGGTGTTGAAGAGTTAATAAAAGCGGGTGTTGGTTTAACGGATATTATTAATGGTGGGCTAGAAGGTGCCCTTAACTTAGCAACAGCTGGGGAATTAGAGCTAGGTGAAGCGGCAGAAATTGCATCCACAGCCTTAAATGCATTTAAAGCAGATCACCTTTCAGTGGCAGATGCAGCAAACATTTTATCTGGTGCAGCAAATGCATCAGCTACCGATGTACGTGAGTTGAAATATGGTCTTTCGGCATCATCAGCGGTAGCGGCCGGGGCAGGAATGGCATTTAAAGATACAGCTACAACGCTAGCGGTATTTGCTCAAAATGGATTAAAAGGTTCAGATGCAGGTACATCTTTAAAGACAATGCTGATGCGATTAAACCCAACCACAAAAGAAGCGTATAACAAAATGAGAGATTTAGGTCTTATCACATACAATGCGCAAGCAGGGTATGATTTTCTTGTTAAGAATGGTATCACACCAGCATCTAGAAGTGTTGGTGATATTGAAAATGCTTTAGAAGGATATGTAATGAAAACAGAAGGTGTAACAAAATGGAATGATAAATGTGATACTACATTCCGGGAGTTAGCGACAAGTTCCACTTTTCTATCGTCGAAATTCTATGATCAACAAGGGAAAATCCAAAGTTTAGAAAACATTTCAGGAACACTTCATGAATCGATGAAAGGTCTAACAGACCAACAACGAAGTATGGCGTTAGAAACGTTATTCGGTTCGGACGCTGTACGTGGTGCGACGATCTTGTTTAAAGAGGGCGCCAAAGGTGTGAATCAGATGTGGGATGCGATGTCAAAAGTTACAGCGGCTGATGTGGCAGCAACTAAAATTGACACTTTAAAGGGAAGACTTACTCTATTAGGCTCGGCATTTTCTACCATGAAAAAGAAAATTGGTGATGCACTAGCTCCTGTAGTTAGTGTTTTTGTTGCTGGTTTACAAAAACTTGTGGATGGATTCAATGCTTTACCTGGTCCGGTGCAAAAGGCAATTGCAATTACCGGTGGTATCGTTCTTGCTTTAACAGCTGTGGCTACAGTAATAGGTATTGTTTTAGCAGCGTTTGGAATGTTTGCTTCGGGAATCGGCTCTCTATCTCTTGCATTAGCATCGGTTGGTGGGATTGCTGGAGTTGCAGCAGGAGCGGTTGGATTCTTAGGAAGTGCAATAGGGTTATTGCTTGGACCAGTCGGTTTAATAGCAGCGACACTCATTGGAACTGGTGTTGTAGCGTATAAAGCTTATCAAAAAGCAACAGAAGACAGTATTGCTTCTGTAGATCGATTTACTACAAATACAGAAGGAAAAGTAAGTTCTTCCACAAAGAAGGTTCTTGGTGATTATTTCAAGTTATCTGATGGCATTAGACAAAAATTAACTGAAATTAAACTGAACCATGAAGTGATGACAACCGAACAAGCTCAAAAACTTGGTCAACAATACGATCAATTAACTGAGAAAATTCTTACAAAAGTTGATGAGCGCAAGCAAAAAGAAACGGAACGATTGAGAATATTGTTTGCTGATTCATATGTTCTTACGAGTGAAGAGGAAAATAAAAGGCTAGAGTTATTAAATCAAAAATATGAAGATGAAAAAATAAAAGTAGCAGAAAAAAATCGGAAAATAAAAGAGATTAATGATTTAGCGGCATCAGAAAATCGAGAAAAGACACATAGTGAGAATGTTGCTATTCAAGCTTTACAAGACGAAATGGATAGAATAGCTGTTCAGCACATGACACAAAATCAGATGGAGCAAAAGGTTATTCTTGAAAATATGCGTGTGCAAGCTAGTGAAATTTCAGCTAGACAAGCAGTGGAAGTTGTACAACATAGTGCGGAAACTAGGGATAAAGTGATAGCTGATGCTAAGAAAACTCGTGACGACAAAATAGCGGAAGCTATTCGTCAACGTGATGAAATGGGTGGATTGAATGCGCAAGAAGCTGATGCCGTAATCGCAGAAGCCAAACGTCAGTATGACAGTACGGTTTCAACAGCGAAAGACAAACATACTGAAATTGTGAATGAAGCAAAAGCGCAGGCTGGTGAACATGCAAATCAAGTAGATTGGGAAACTGGAGAAATAAAATCCAAGTACCAAGTTATGAAAGATGATGTTGTTCGAAACATGCAAGAAACATGGTCAGGTATAACAAAATGGTGGGAAGAAACAAAAACTTCGGCCAGTAATACGGTAGAAGAAATAAAAAATACAGTTTCAAGAAAATTTGAAGAAAAGAAAAAAGCTGTTACTGATAAAATGTTAGAAATAAAAAGAGGCATTGAAGATAAGTGGAATGAAGTTGAGAAATTTTTCAGTTCAATAGATTTATCCTCAATTGGTTCATCGATTATAGAAGGACTTGAAAAAGGATTAGATTATGCATCAGGTGGTCTATATAGTAAAGCGAAAGAAATTGCAGGAGAAATTAAAAGGACAATTTCAGGTGCGTTAGAAGTAAATAGTCCTTCAAAAGTAATGATTCCTGTTGGTAGCGCAGTTCCGGAGGGAATGGGAGTAGGGATGGATCGTGGGAAGCGTTTTTTAATAGATGCTTCTAGAAGGGCGGCAAGTACATTACAAACAGAAATGAATAATATGCCGACACTTTATACACCAAACATCGCTGAACCTCATTACATGTTTTCGCAAGAAGCAAGGATCAGTCAGACTCCTAATCAGCAATCTGGCTATCCTTATAACAAACTTGATTTATCAGAAAAACGACCTGTACAAATTGTGATGAATGAAATGGCGGTAGCCGAGGCTTTAATATCACCACTTGATTTATTGCAGGGGAACCAATTGAGCACGCATTTATATAATCAAGGGGTGAGAGGATGAGTGAACATACACTCACGATTGTGAAAAAAAATGGACAATCGTTTATGATTTCAACGAATGAGGGAATGAGGGTGTTGACATACGTGCCCTCTTCCCCACTTTTTCAAACGGAATATGAAAAACTATCAGGTAGACATGGATTGATAGATGTTGGAGGTGCATTTGAAGCACAAGATAACATCAAATCACGAATCTATTTTCGTTCAAAAAATATCAATGATTTTTGTGTATTTCGAGATCAAATTTTTCTCCTTTTTGCATCACAAGACCCGTTTTATATCATAAGTAGCCGAGCACCAGAAAAAAGGTGGAAAGTTAGAGTAGCATCTAGATATGAAATCGAACCAAAAGGAAAAGGCACGTACGGTGTATTTGATGTTACATTTCGGTCTTCTGATGCTTTTGCGGAATCCACATACTCAACTTTAGAATGGATGCAAGCAGACTACACACGAACAACATCTCATTTTACTATCAATAATAAAGGTGCTGTGGAAATTGACCCAAGGCAAATGCCTTTACGAATTACCTTTAAAGGTGCTTCTGAAAACCTTAAGATTAAAAATAAAACAACGAAAGAAGAATGGACTTATACTGGCATAACAGCAGATAAAGATACAATTGTTATAGACCAAGTGAGAAGTACGAAAAACAGTGTATCCATCGTTCGAGATACAAATAAAAAAGTAATATCTTTACAGACAGGAATAAATGAATTTGAAGTCATAGGCGCTAAAGGCGCTTTTTCTATTTCATTTGATTTTCGGTTTCAATATCTGTAGAGAGGAGGTGCGAGTTTGCATGTAGTTACTGTTACAGATTTAGCTGGAAACACCGAGATACTTACAGGGTTTCCGAAAATAACGAGAGTCCGAAGAGTAAATGGAGAAAAAGGAATCAGTTTTCTACTATATCCTACTGAAGAGAATACACAATCATTTTCATTGGTACAAGAAGAAAGTAAAATAGAGTTCGATGGTGAAGTTTATATTGTAAAGCATTTGGTAGAAAGAACGATAGGAAATAAGTTTTATAAAAAGGTTGAATGTAATCATGAGTTTTATGTGAAGATGTTTAATAAGCAAAAGCATGAAGTTCATAACGGTAGCATGACATTTCGTAATGCGGTGGATTTTGTATTTGAAGGGACAGGATATCAAACTGCTATTATCGACCCATTTTATGCAGAGGACTTTCAAAATTTCGGAAAAGAAAATAGATTAGCTTTACTGAAAAAAATTTTAGAGCGTTATAAGGCAGAAATATCAGTTCGTGGAAACCTCGCGAGCTTTAAAGAAAAAATAGGAGAAGATACAGATTTTCAATTCCGATACAATTTTAATATCAAAACATTCGAGCGCGAAATTGATACGAAACAACTTGCTACATACATTCGCGGCTATGGTAAAGATGGATTGATAAGAGAATATACAAGTCCAAATGTGCATACATTCGGACTGATCGAAGCTGATTCAATTGAAGATGAACGTTTTACAACGATAGAGGGATTAGACAGAGCATTAAAAGAAAACCTACAGGATACGCCAGTTGTAAGCATGACAATTGATTTTATAGATTTAAGAAAAGCCGGATACCCTTACAACGTGCCAAACGAAGGGGATCGGGTTCTTCTTGTTTATGAGCCAATGGATGTTGACATTGAAACAAGGCTTATGGAGATTGAAGAAGAATTTAATGCAAAATTGGAGCCAGTTGCATGTAGAGTTACATTAGCTAACTATAAAAAGGGGTTTGGTGGCACACTTTTTCAATCTGTACAGAAGGCCATGAGTGGCATTGTAAATGAAGATGGAAAGATTAAATACAATGCTTTAGATGAAGGAGTTAAACGTGCAAGTGAAGCAATTAAGAATGCTCAAACAGAATTAACATTCGAGAATGGCATACTTGGCATTGATCCTAAAAATCCAAATAACCTTGTTGCATTCAATAGTGCTGGAATAGGTATTAGTCGAGATGGTGGGAAAACATTTAAAGAAGCTCTTACTTATGAAGGGCTTGTTGCTTCGGCAGGTTTTGTTGGTCAACTTGATGCAAATAACATTAAAGTTGGGCCAGGTACATTTTTTGAAGAAGGGTATGATCCTTTTAAAGTTTCTAATAGACTAGATACTTTGATTGATAACTTATCAGAAGATAACGTAATTACAGTTATTGAAAAGCAATTTTTAAGTGCAGAGTGGGTAAAGATTCAAAACGAGTATAGTTCCACCATGCAGATTACGGCAGGGTATTGGAAACCGGAAGAAAAGATTTTCGAAAGAGATATGCATACACAAAGATATGAAGAACTGAAAAACTTTTTAACCGTTGAACATGATGAAAATAATCAGGCAGCCATTTTATCACCGAGTAATATGATAAAAGATTCAGTTATCAATGGCGACAGATATAAAAGTTGTTTAACGAATTACTTTGAATCTAGGAATAAGATGAATGAGTTAATCTTGTTTCGTACAAAAGAGATTGCTGATACGGCTCAAAAAAATGTAGATGAAGTAACAAATCATATTGTATATAAGGTTGAGATTCGAAGTACGAACGGGACTACATTTAAGAACGGTCAAATTAGTACAGAACTTGAAGCACGTGTGTATCACGGAGCGACAGACCTTACGAATACAACTGATTTTATCTATAAATGGACAAGGAAATCCGCTGATTCGCTTGGTGATAGCACATGGAACAAGGCGCATGAAAGTGTTGGTAAGAAAGTCACTATTACAAATTTAGATGTAAATATACGAGCTACATTTGCATGTGAAATAAATAAATTATAGTTGGAAGGAAGATGAAGAATGGCAGTTGTAGCAAGTGGCCAAATTACTTTAATTGATTTGAACGATGCAAAAAGTTTAACGGGGTACATTGGATCAAATCAGGCGAAAGTACAAATTTTCAACCCAAATGGAAATACCTATATGCCTAACTGGACAACAAATAATATGATATTAACTCCGTCTCTATTTGTATCAGGTACAGCAACCGATATTATTGGACAAGCAAAGAGCATTACATGGTATGAACAAGGTAACAACACGCCAATTGCAAATGATACAAATTATTCAATCGGTATTGGAGTTGGAAAACCGCTCACAATTAAGGCGAATATTTTAGCATCTAAAAATCAGCAAGTATATCTTTGTGAAGTGGTATGGACTGATCCATCAACAGGATTGGACATCACATCTAAACTGGATATCGAATTAGTCAAGGTGACAAACGGAACTAATGGAACAAATGGTAGCAATGGTGCGAACGGTCAAAATGCTATCGCTGCATATGTATGGGCGCCAAATGGAAACATTTTTAGAAATAGTGCAGGTAGTCTTATCGCTGAATGCGATGTCTTTAATGGTTCGACGCAACAAACAACAGGCGTTACGTATCAATGGTATAAACAAGATGCTTCCGTTTCTACGGATCAAGGTGGAGGTATCGGATGGTTAAAACTTACTTCAACAGCAACAGGCGGAGGGACAAGTGGACATACAACTGATAAATTGACAATTCCAGCCGGAGCTGTTGCAGGGATGGCCTCTTTTAAATGTATTGCTACTTATAGTTCTAAAACGTATGTGGATGTTGTTACGTTTGCAGACCAAACAGACCCATTGCAAGTTACACCAATAGCACTAACGGGAAATGTCTTTAAAAACGGACAAGGTACGGTACAAGTTATTGCGAAAGTGTACCAAGCGGGAGCAGAAGTAGATGCAGCTGGAACAAAATATCAATACAGATGGTACTTATATAATGCAGGTGGAACGATGGTTCCGAATTGGGGCGGAACAACAAATTACAAAACAGGAAAAACACTTACGGTGCAAGCTTCAGAAATCACGGGTAAAGGCACTGTAATTTGTGAGATTGAGTAGGTGATGGTGTGCCAAAAGCAACAGGTTTTTTAACGTTACTTGATTTAAACGATGCATTAATTAGTGGTTCAGCTCCTAGTAATCCAACTATAGGAACACTATGGATAGACTCGTCTGTTAAACCCAACGTTATGAAAATGTGGGATGGGAAGAATTGGGTAGTTCAATCCCTAGACTTAGCATCGTTGGATAAGGATGCAAATGACAAAATTGAAAATGCAACTACTACTCTTTCAAACCTTGCTGACGATTCGAAAATTGATATTACAGAAAGAAATTATGTAAAAGATAAACTAGCAAATATAATCGGATCTGTTTTGCCTGATACAGCAAACACCTTGCCAGTCGCTACGGCTTTAGATAGTGGAGGCAAAGGTGAGTTTTACTCTGTCCGCAAACAGGCAACCAATATTGGAATACCAACTTCAGATACAAACTATGTAACCGTAGCAACTCAATACACAAATTTAAAAACGTATCTTGAAGCTCTTACACCGATTGATGCATGGGATACATCCATTGGTAATAAAGACAAGGTAATCCCGATCAATCCCACCGTGTGGCGTGATACCTGGCTTAAATACTATCAATCTGTGGACGCTTTAAGCGAATTGATTCAAGCAAAAGCAAAAGAAAACGTGGATAATCAAAAGCCTGGCGGAAGAAATATGCTTAAAAATACAGCCGATTTTATTACAAATAGAATGTGGGCTGATAATGGTTCCGGACCCGCCTATCCAGATACTTCCGTTCTTTATAATGGTAAAAGAACAATAAAGGTTCTCATGCCTAATGGTGTGAAGTACCTTGACGGGAATATTCCTTTAAAACGGGATATGTACTATACCTATGCAGTGATGGCATATGGATCAGCAGCAGGAGCAGGGGGAAACCTATCACCTTTACATTTTTGGGCACATACATCAAAAAATACAGCTGGGCAACAAGTGGAGATTATTAAATATGATCAGTCGTTTCCGGCTAAACAATGGAAACGTATTTTTGTCACATTTTTAACACCAAAAGACAAAGATTTATTCTTCACCCCTTTTATATTTGGAGGGTTAGGAACAGGTGGTACCTTACATGTAATAGAGTTTATGTTTCAAGAGGGAAACATGGTAGGAGATTGGACGGAAAACCCTGATGAGGTACAAGCTAGAATTGATAAAATCCAAAGTGATTTAGGTTTAACGAGTCCACTTCCAACTACAATAACGATGGATTCAAGTGGTATAACAGCGAAGACCGGAAAGGCTGATTCCTTTGCTAGAATGGACTATCGCGGAATGTATTGTAAAAAAGGCGCGATACAAATAGAACGTCCAGACGGATACAACTTAATCATAGATGGCACAGCGAATTTTGATATGGGTGTTAGTTCTCATGAACCTCCATTTATGTCACCAGGTGTGAATTTTAATGCCTATTGGTACGCAACACGAAATACGATATGGAGTAGTTGTAATTATTTCACGTTTAAACATACAGGTAGGTACCTTGTTTTTGCGTTAAGTCTTGCGATTGATTCGGGTTCCGCAGCGCAAGTGAAAATCAGAGATATTTACGGGGCAGATTTATGGTATACCACGCATAGTAAAACAATCGCAGACGATTATTATGTCAATGCAACCATTGATTTAGGCGTACCAACAGGACAAATGAGGTATGTCTATTTGATGTTAGCGTCAAATAGTGCGAATCATACCGCATACGCAAGGGTATTGAGTAAATGGCTAGAAAAGTGATGGAAGGTGATGGAAGTGGAGTTGGAAATAGAAAAGGAAATAGAAACGAAACAGCAATACGATTTGTATGAACGATATAAAACATGTGTGTACTGTGATTCAGATGATGCAGGGAATATAACGCGGTTAGAATGTGGACAACATATTATACCGAGTAGCGATTATATACATTTTTTCCGAGTTGATCGCTATGTAACTGACACGATACAAAACTATAAGGTTGTCTGGAATGGGCGAGTTGCAGAGTTACAGGCAATTGATTTAGTAATAGAAGAGAGAGTAAAGAAAATATATTTTGCACCTACAAAAGAAGAATTAGAACGAGAAAAGGCAGAAATGGAAGCAAAAATTAAAATGCTTGAAGAACAAATAGCAGCACAACAAGTCGCACCAATCGAAAAAGAATAAGCCAAAGAGGGACAGTCAAATATGTCGCTCTTTTTTATTGCCTAAAAAGGGGTGGTCAAAGTGGAAGGATTACAAGAGGTAAGAAGCGATGTTCAAGAAATAAAGCA